AAATATCTACGAATAGGCTGATACTTATCCAGCTCGTCGATGATCTTATCTTTCATATCAGCGATTTCTGTATGAACTTCGAGTATAGCAGCAATTCCGCTGGCGTTCTGCTTGATGCTAGCAATCGTGTCATCGAGCGTCTGTTGCTTAGCAGCTTTAGCCTTATCGCTCTTGACTTTATCTACTTCTTTCTGCAACTTATCATTCATAAACTTGACGAATCCGTTGTACGTCTGATTAGTATTGTTACGAATGACGTCATTAGCATACTGTAGGAACCATTTGCTCATTTCTGGTGAAGAAACATACGCAAGTCCATCTTTAGGAAGTGATGAAAGCATAGTTGAGATTTCGTCGATATATCCCTGGATATGACCTACTCCACTTAGCATAGGAGCGTCGATAGGCATAATGAATACATGAGCGTTCTTCTTGATATCGCGAGCCTGTATGGTCACTCGACTGCCCGCTGCATTGTACTTGGTGTGAGGCGCGAAACCAACAGTAGCACGACCGATAAGCTTACCCAAGTCCGAATCGACTGCAACAGCATTTGTTACTGTGTTAGGCTTAAACAACCAGTGCAACACACTGTCAATCTTAACCTTACGCAAATCCGACTTAGCGAACATCATATCGCCCTGTAAGATTTCGTTACGATTGTTAGTGATTAGTGGGAGAAATTCCAGAGCGAGCTTTAGTTTAGCTACGAGCCCAGGCGCATGACCGTGATTACGGTCGATATCGTCGACCGAGTAGTTAATCTTAGGGTCTTTGTTGAAGATAGACTTAGTGGCTACGAAAAACTTACCATCGTTGTAGCCGTAGAATACGCTAGGAGCACCGTCAATCTTAGTCTGATTTACAGTTTCAGGAATGCCTTTGATAAGGTCATGGAAAAAACCATTGATCTTAGCGAAAGAACCTGCGCCCGAAACGTACAGCTCATCTTCGATATGCGTGTAGTGAGATTTGTCTTCTTCCGCAGAAAACGCAGTTTCCACTACGAAACTCTTAAAGCTTTTCATCACACTCCTAGCGGGACTGGCGTACCCTAACCGCAAATGATTTGAGAGCAGGATTGCCTTAGCTTTCTGCTCCCTTTATTTATAAAAACGTCTTGACAACACAAAGGTAACATGATATAATATGAGTGTTACGAAAGGGTCAACTAGGTTATAGAGTTGTTACCGTACCATTCTCATCTGTTAATGTTACCGTCAATTGGAATGGTGCAACAAGACCCTGACTTACCTTTTCAGCACGAAGAGCCTTAACCGCCTGAGTTGCAGCACTATTAGCAGTATTACGTTTCGTATAGTAATCCATTGCGACTGCCGTATTAGCAAACGAAAGCTGCACGGTTCTGTGTACTGAATTCGCATATATGTTCTGACCGTAATATAAAGAAGATAGTGGTTCTAACACTTCTTTTCTAAAAGCAGAATACACGACAGCATCGTTTCCAGTCCAATCTGTTCCATCTGAAAATGGCAGATTAGAACTAGGTTCTAGTGAACTGATTTCATACTTTAGATATACTTTTGACATATCGGTTTCCTTATTAATCCGGTCTTGACATCCACTTTCTAAGCACTATCCCAGATTCTATATAGTTTCTGAAGTTAGCCTGAATTCGTCTAGAAGAAAGGCTAGTTAATAACTCCCCTTTAAAATATATCTTTATTCCATGATTTTTACCAGTACCCAGATCTGTAGTTATTGCGCCTTTTTTTGAAAGATAAGGCACCAATTTAGCAACATCATATATGTTTGCTCCTTCACCTATATCTACTATACTTAGTCCGGGTCTAGATGGTAATTTATTTTTAGAACTAACTTCGCTTATAGCTGGTAATCTACCCTGTTCTTCTTTGCTTGCAATACCATCCATGATACCAGATAATACTTTTCTTAGATTATTACCCTCAACTTCATCCTTTATTTTTTTGTACATTATAGTCATAACTTTATCCCATACACCCATTTCTTCAATTTTCACTGCGGTAACAGGTTTTTTTTTCAGTAAAAATTTTTCGGTCTTACCAGAACCATCGATGGTTAATCCGTTAGCAGCGAATATAGTTTCTATCTTGTTTTTGGTTTCAGAATCTAATTTAACGCCAACATATGACATAAATTTAGCAATAGAAGTAAGATGAATATTACTAGCTTGACCGAATTGTTTCGTCCCTTTAATTTTCACTGATAACTCTAAATCAAATTTTGTTGGTTTACCAGAACCAGGAGTTCCCGTATAACCTTCTCTGTATCTTGTTACGATATCAGCTTTTCTACCTTCTGCTTGTCCGCTAATAGAAGTAGATTCGATTTCAATGAGGTCAACTTTACCATTATTATAAAAATACCAAGCATGAGCTTTTGGTTCTGCTTTGTTTACATAACTCGTAGAGTCTTTAAAGAAAGGACCTATGAGTGCGTCTCGAGAAAGATTGCCTTTTTTGTAAGCTTTTTCTAAATAAGCATAAGCACCTGTGTTCAGTGAAAGATATCCCACGACTTTATCTTTAAACGATTCTCCGTAATTGTCTGCGTCGAATCGCACAATTTTATTTATTTGTTTACTTTTTTTACTAGAATTCCATTTTTCTGTAGAATCAATATAAGCCCCCACATACTCTTCGACGTCTTTTACTGTTATATCGCTATTATTTTTTTTTCTCATCACAAATCGTGCAATAATAGCAGCCTGAAGTATCGTTTCTGCGATATAACCTAACGGGATCTTTTCGCCTGGTTTTACAAGATATGCTACCGAATAGGTGTCGTTTCTAGCTTTAAATTTTATTAGGTTTAATTGTTCTTTAACAGTTTTAGCATTTTCAAAAACAAGATCTTCTAATTTTTCTATTAGAGTATTTTTTTCTTTTTGTTCTATATCAAATGGATCAATGTAAGTTATGTCACCTGTAGTGCGATTACTAACATAAGGAAATGGTTCGGTTTCGCGAAACAATGTTATGGCCATCGCCACATATTTTTGCAGCGATACTAAACTATCAGTTCTTATTATAGGTGTGGCCATATTATCACTTCACAAAATGAGGTTGTTGGTTTTTTTCGCCTGCTACTTTTTTCTTTGTTGTCAACTTACCCGATTGATGCAAATCGTGAAATTCGGGATGGCTTTTCTGAACAAAATCCATAACCTTTTTCTTATGTTCTGGCGTAGAATTCGAAGTCTTATCGTTATGATAATCTACAATGTCTTTATGGTGCTGAGGTACGTTATGATATCTGTCTTTGATATAGGAATCGTAATCGTTACCATAATGTTTTATCGCGCCTTTTGTACCTGTGGGTGCGCTTATGCCTCCAGGAGGAATTTTACGGATTTCACCCGCGCGAATGAACCAACGATTGTGTTCTGGGCCAGCTGAGTGTTTAGTTTCAGAATCGTTGTTCACGACTACATGACTATCTCTTTCGTGCTGTTTACCTATTTCTTTTTTATCTTTAGTGTATATCTTAGTAGATACTCCTGACGGATTTTGTTTTTCGCTAGGAAGATGTTTCTGTGAACTCCACAAAGCAACAAACTTGCCCATTGTTCCCACTTTAGACTTAGGGTCAACTTTTCTATTAATAGAACCATCATGATGAGGAACTTCATGAGTAGGATCTGGAGGTAAACCCTTAACTTCTCTTTGTTTTCTTTTGAATCCACTCTTAAACGCCTGGTCTTTTGGACTCATCACAAGAGGATGAGTTGGCGTATGCATATAGTATCCGTTCTTATGTAAATGCTTATGGAACTCTTTAGCTATCGTATGATGATCCCACGAAGATGGATGAAACTGTGATAACATCTTATGTGAATCACCACCGAGCGTGTCTTGAGGTTCGTTCGGATTGTAAGGCTTACCTTCTACGATTATTTCTTTTTGTTCTCTGAGCTTAGGATTTATTTCGATAGGTTCTTTCCTCAAACCAATCTTAGGTTCAGCATTATTTGGATCCTGTTCGCTATCAGGTCCTGAATCATCTGGAGGTGTAGAATCATCTGTAGGTTTTTCGGGGCTATCTTTATCTTCTGTAGGATGATAGCTCTGCTCGTAATCGTCTGGTCGTTCAGATGAATCTGATTTCATAACGCGAATAACTCTATGCCCCTGTGGAGACATATACATTTCAACGTGATGACGAGTAGGGTCAGGATCCTCGCTCGTTTGTTGTTCGATTATGAATCTTTTGAAAGAAATCATTATTTACCTAATGGCTTGTGAAACGACTTATCCTATTTATAAAAAAGGGGGGAGCGTTATTGCTCCCCCCTGACTCAGGACAAAAAAGCACCTCCTTAGTCGTGAGCCCGATTCTGTAGCAGAGCGGTCTGTATCCAAGGCTTATCTGGAGTAGTCATAGCATATATGACATAGTCCTTATTCAAAATGATTTCTACTTTAAGATCGGTTACACCTTTGCTGATAAATCCTAATTCTCTAGCAGTTCCGCGTGAAGCGTCCAGTTCACGTCCATGTGCGAATGGTCCTCGATCATTCACTCGCGCGATAACGGTTTTGTTATTTTCGGGATTTGTTAGTTTTAGGAGAGTACCGAATGGGTACGATTTATGGGCAACTGTCAATCCATCTGGGTTATAGCGTTCTCCTGACGCAGTTCTTGTACCCATTTGATACCAGCTAGTTTTAGCTAGGTTAGGACTTTCGACCATAGTAGGAGCGCAGCCAACAGTTAGCAAGCATACGCTCAAAACAGCTATGATTTTAAGCATTTTTTATTTAGTTATTGACGTTATTTAGATAATTTTCCAAATCTAAGAAATTACCAATAACATTTTCGTCGATTACGATATATGGCACGCCACGAACTTCAGGATATTTTGCCTTAAAATCGTCGACCGAGATATCTTCTCCAATAATGACTTCGGTATATGACTGACGCTTTTCTTTACACAATTTCTTAGCGTTTACACACCAAGGACAATCTGGTCGGCTATAGATCATAGCGACTGGTGTGTTTTTATCATATATCGCCGTGTACATTATATAATTCTCCTGTTTTTTGACGAAAACGATATTTGTAAGCTCGTTTCCAATCACCTAATATGATACCTTGTTCGCGTCGTGCTTCTATTTCCCAAGGTAGATTAAAATAAGAACCGCTTCCTTTTCCTTCTGATTGAACTAACGTATTTTTCCATTTACAATAGTTAGCATGAGTAGCAAGGTCTTTTAAGTCTCCAGTTGCATATTGCCTAATATGAACTATCTCATGTGCGAGTACTCGATAGAGTATATTATCTGGAAGATGATTACACAACTCCATATCATACTCGCGTGGGCGATGATTATTATCATCCCATATCACAGAACCATAAAAGTTAGAATCTTTTAGCTTTTCTGTGATATTTATCTTAAGAGTAATGTTATTAGCCAAACGTGTGCCTAACGTATAACCTAACATCCATCTTGAGGCTTGTTTAAGTAATTTACGTTTCTTTTTAGAACCGCCTCTTATTGATATTTTTGCCGAGTTTTTATTGTACTCCAAAGCGCCTGGGGTCATTGTTTTTCCCTTCTTGCTTATCGGACTATCATACTCTATTGAATCATATTCGTCAAGAACAAACTTATTTAGCCTATTAAAACTTGAAATTTCCAAACTTAGCTTTGGGTTTACTGCGTTCACGATCTTCCATCCCAAACTTGCTATTATCCATAACAGCATCAGAGCGCTTCGTTTTACCGCCCCGACTATCATCAATGATATCGTTTTGAGCAGACTCTTCGGTGTCGAATAGGCGCATTTTCGTACGATCAATGCCTAGCACAAATTTCTTGTTGATAGCAGGATCAGCATAGCGATTCTTAAACTGCTTGACCATGACCTGACCAGCTTCATCAAGTTCATCAGTACGCACCAACGCAATCATGAAGTCAGCCGTAGCAGGCAGACCAAACGACTCAGAAGTATCTTCAAGACCAGGATCGCTTGATGAATAGCCAGTTCTAGTTGTCTGAGTAGCAGACACGATAGGAACGTTCTTTTCGACAGCAAGTCCGCGCAGTTCTTCCGCAATAGCCTTGATATAGGTATAGCTGTTGACGTTAGAACCTGTCTTGATTCGAGAAGAGCAGCAGATATTGAGATAATCGATGTAGATAATGTCGGGTACGAAACTTCGCTTTAGATTAAGCTCATTTAGGAGGTGACGAAAGTGACCTACATGCGCGGACGCAGTAGGATACTCCTTGATGATAAGTTTGCCTTCGGTCTTCGACTTTACACGAGCAATCTTACTGTCATACATATCCTTAGGAAGATGACCAAGATCATCTAGAGGCACATTCAACAGATTAGCGTCGATACGCTCCGCGATCTTTTCCTCAGCCATTTCCATAGTGATATACAGAACGTTCTTGCCGAGCGTAAGATTAGCCGCAGCAAGATGACACATCATCAGAGTCTTACCAGCACCAGTTCCCGCAAGAATAATGTTGAGCGACTTGCGAGATAATCCCCCGCGAGTGATAGTATTCATCAACTCAAGGTCAAACGGGATCTTTTCTTCCTTACGATGATAGAAGTCATATCGCTCTTCGAAATCTTCAATGAAATCGTGACCGACATGACTATCGAACGAAACACCCAACGCTTCAGCGAGAATTTCTGGAAGCGAGTTTTTAGTTCTGTTCTTATCTTTACCATCAAGAATAGCGATGCTATCCATGATGGCATTATAGACTGCGCGCTCTTGACAGAAACCCTCGGTCGTTTCAAGCAACCAAGTCATATCAGAAGGTTCTGGTTCGACAAGCTCGCGAACCAGTTCCATTGAGCGCTTATGCTCTTCTTCGCTTAG